GCCTGCCACTACATCATCAAATGGTTAGACGGCAGAGATGATGACAACTAACCTCGGTATGTTCTGCCGTAATGGAACAAGAAAACCCTCGGAGTGCCGTCCGAGGGTTTTCGTTTTGGTGTATCTGTTGACAGAAACACTGTAATTTCCTTTTGCCTACTGGCATTATAGCATATGCAGATTTTAAAAGCAAGATACCTGAAAATGATTTTTGTCCGGTTTTGTACCGGGCTTTTTTATTTGGAGGCAAAGACATATGGAAAACGCAGTAAAGAAACTCATTGATCAGGCCGCCCATTGGGACGGCTATCTGGAAAAGAAAAGCAACGCCCAGCTGGATGATTTTACGGCCAATGCCGGCAGCGGCAATTTCACTTGCTTTGCCAGGGACTATAAGACACACACCGGTCAGAACCTGCAGGCCCAGCCCTGGTGCGCCATGTTCGTATCAGAGGTATTTGTACAGGCATTTGGTCTGGAGGAGGCTAAGAAACTTCTGGGCGGCAGCCTGTACCATTATTGCCCCACAGGGGT